ATGACGGCAGAAGGACCACGCAAGACAGAGAAAAGAGGATTTCTGAATGAACCATAAATCCGGATGGTAGCATCAGAGGTCGAGCCATTAGGTCCTGTGTTCAACGGATTGATAATCAAGCCAGACAAAGTTGCCATAGTGCGAGTAGTCGCATAGGAGACAATAGGATACTTCATATGTGGATGAATATACGGAATCTGGAAATTGATAGTCGTTGAAGTAACCCCAGCATGAATCATCGTGTGAGGCGTAAACATTACGGAATTAATGTCAAGTTCAGTATCCAAATCGCTCCGCTCTGACAACGCTGAACGCACAATAGCCATGGTGCCCACTTGCATGGGGTTTGACTGCAGAACAACTGTGACATCAATAGAACACCGAACAAGCTGAAACGCATTTAGGGCTTGATTGGAAAGAGATGCCGCTGAAATCAAATCATCTGGAAGCGAGATGGAGAATGCTAATGAACCTACGCCAGAAGTTCTCTTCCAAGGGTAAGTTCCAATCAAGACGGGTCTACCCGCCAAGGAAGCGAAATCCCATGGCCTTTCTCCGCACGCAACCATAGGAAGATCGTCTCCGCGCATCTTAACCTCTTTGATGTCAGCCACCTTTGCACCTCCTGTGTCCGCGTGTTTCACAACGCGGGAGACCTTGAACTCATTCCCTAGATAAAGACGGTCACGGGTTTGCAAAGGATACCAAGGACCTGTTTCATCTTCAGCAAAAGAAGGGGGACCAACCTCCATCACTAAGGCAGACTGCTCTAAAATGGGGACAGCGATCTTACCAGCAAAACCAATTCTCTGGGTGAACTCAGGAATCAGAAGGTTGGATACCGGCATCGTGACGCTAGACGTCGTTGTGCACTCAACACCATTAATAATCCGGATGTCGGAAGAGTTAGCAACAAAATCAAACAGGGAAGTTGGAGTACCTTCCTCGGTAGTAATCGACCACGTTCCGGAAGTGGAGCCATATGTCAAATCAACTGTGAAAGAATCCGCAACAGGTAGGTAAAC